GGAGTTCAGACGTGTGCTCTTCCGATCTGGAGTGCTGGGGAAAAATATCGGGAACTTATTTGGACAATCGAGTGATTCAAGGGCAGATGAGTATATTTGATTTAGATGTATTGAAAAGGAGAGATAATAATGGGAGAGAGTAAATTTATTGTTCTTTCTGTTGAAGAACTTCAGTCGATGGCATCAGACGCCGCTCTAAAAGCAGCAACGATAGTTAGCGAGAACATGGAACGAATGAGGGTAGATGGATTAAGAAAAGAAAAAAAGAAAAAGATTCACAATACAGACCTACTCCTGAACCAATACAGAGCATTAAAAGCGGCATGCAAAAATGCTGTATTTGAAAAAACAGAAAAAATTAAGGTTGATGATGTTTTGGAAGAAATAATGGCAGCCGATAATGATGCGGTTGTAGTCGAATCAATAAAAAGGTCTGCTGAAAGGACAGAGCTTATGCTTATCCATATCGATAAGATGATTGAAACATTCCGGATATATTGCTCTAAATGCGGTGAAAAAGAGCGTAGAGAATACAAGATTATTAAGGCGCTGTTCATATCATCACAAAAACGTTCAATTAAATCCTTGGCGAAGGAGTTTAAAGTAAGCGAAGTAACAATTTATGCGGATTTAAAGCGTGCAAAAGAAAAACTTTCAGTCCTTTTTTTCGGAATTAATGGATTGAAATTCTATGATTAACGCTATAAAAAATATAAATAACGAAAATTGTTAACTTAAACTTGACTTAATAACAAAAATCGAGTATGATAAACGAGTAAAATCATATCATGAGTCATGGCCGTCAGAGCAATCTGACGGCTTTTCCATTCATCCAAAGAAGGGAGTGCAGATGGCCGAAGGCCGAAGGAAGGAAGCCACTTCAAAATATTCTAAGGAGATAAAAAATGAATGGATTTTTGGTAATTATTGTGTATGCAGCAATTATGATTGGCGTGACAGTCCTTTTTTCAAAAAAGGACATGAAGCCTGAAGAATTTCACGTGGGAAAAAGGAATATGGGTACAATTAGTTCGGCTATGAGTATAGCAGCTACTTGGATATGGGCTCCGGCACTATTTACATCTGCAGAAAAAGCGTATGTGAATGGAATACCGGGGCTTTTTTGGTTCTTAGTACCAAATATACTTTGTTTAATCTTGTTTATTCCATTTGCGAAACGCATTCGCAGGAGGATGCCGGACGGAATCACCCTATCCGGATTCATGAGGAAGGAATATAAAAGTGAATCGGTTAAAAAGGTATATATGTTCCAACTCGGTGCATTATCCGTGTTATCGACTTCGGTTCAGTTACTTGCAGGTGGTAAGATTCTTAGCAGTGTTACCGGCGTTGATTTTTTTGTGGTGACAATTATTTTGGCAGTAATTGCATTTTCATACTCACAGTTTTCAGGAATTCAAGCTTCAGTCATTACAGATGCGGCACAAATGATATTTCTGTTGTTGGCATGTGCTATTTTTATTCCGTGGGCACTTAATACACCGGACGGCGTAGGGAGTATGCTTGCAGGAATGAGAGGCGTGTCCGGAGAATTTGGACACCTCTTTGATGAGAATGGTCTTGCAGTTCTCGTATCTTTCGGATTACCAACTGCTATCGGTTTAATATCTGGACCATTTGGTGACCAATGCTTTTGGCAAAGGGCTTTTTCAGTAAATGAAAAGAAGATTGGGAAGTCATTTCTTCTTGGTGCCATAATGTTTGGCGTGGTACCGCTGAGCATGGGCGTTCTTGGCTTTATTGCTGCGGGAAGTGGTTATGTGGCTAATGATAGTGGCATTGTTAATTTCGAACTTATTCAACATTTATTTCCTGCGTGGGTAACAATCCCATTTTTATTTATGTTAATTTCGGGACTGCTATCTACGGTTGATAGTAACTTATGTGCTGCGGCATCACTCACTACAGATTTGAAAGTCACGGCAAAATTGGATGACAAAAGAAAAATGAAGTTATCCAAGGTGACAATGATAATGCTATTAATCTTAGGAATCATGATTTCGAATATACCGGGATTAAGTGTGACTCACATGTTCCTCATATATGGCACTCTGAGGGCTGCGACGTTGCTTCCTACTGTATTTACACTCTGTAAGTGTAAACTCACAGCACAGGGCATTTCAGCAGGTGTGAGCGTGGCTTTATTGACTGGCTTACCTGTGTTTGCGTACGCAACACTTAATAATCTCGCGCTATTAAAGAGCACTGCAAGCTTATACACGGTATTATCAGCCGGGATAATTGCAATTAACATTTCTCGCATGACTAGGAGGAAAGCATAATGGAAAAGGTTCTTGGAAGGAAGCAGTCTATCAGGAATGAAGACTGGATAGAAGTTTTTGAGAAAATTGAAAAACTTGTATCAAAAGAGGAACTTGATGTATTGGTTGAAAGTACCATACAAGAAATACGAGAAGTAACAAGAGGAAAACACAGCGCATATGCGTGGTCGGCAGGTAAAGACAGTATTGTCCTTGGCAAAATTTGTGAGATGGCCGGAATAAAAGAGTGCATGATTGCGATTTGCGAATTGGAATATCCAGAATTTATATCGTGGGTTCATGAACATGAACCGGAAGGCTTGACGGTAATCAATACCAAACAGGACATCAAATGGCTTTCTAAACATCCGGATATGTTATTTCCTTCGGATTCGAAAACGGCTTCCCTGTGGTTCAAAATGATACAACATAGGGCACAGGCAAAATACTACAAAGAGAACACCCTTGACATTATTATCCTTGGAAGAAGAAAAATAGATGGGAATTATGTCGGGAAGGGTTCGAATATTTACACCGATGCAAAGGGGATTACAAGATATAGTCCTCTTGCCAATTGGGGCCATGAAGCAATACTGGCTTTTTTGCATTATTACAACCTTGAGCTTCCGCCTATTTATGGTTGGGAGAAAGGTTTTTTGTGCGGAACCCACCCATGGCCAGCAAGACAGCACATGGAAAGTGAGGAACAAGGATGGAAAGAAGTGCTTGCCATTGACAGGAAGATTGTCGAAGCGGCAGCTGATTACTTCCCTAAGGCAAGCGATTGTCTGAAAGAACAAAATAAAAATTAACTGATTGCAGTCAGCGTCATTGCCCTTCAGAAATGGAGGCGCAAAATGATAGAATGTACATTGAAAATTAGCGAACTTGTTCAGCCTGAGAGAAATATCCGAATGCATACCGAACAGCAGTTAAAAGAATTCGAGCGTTCGGTAAAGATGTTCGGCCAAATTCGACCGATTGTTGTCGATGAAAAAAATGTAATTCTTGCAGGAAATGGACTATATGAAACCTTTGTCCGTATGGGCATAGAGGAAGCAAAGGTATATAAGTTTGAAAATCTGAATGAGAATCAGAAAAAGAAACTGATGATTGCAGATAATAGGATTTATGCTCTCGGTGTGGACGATTTGGAATCTATGAATGAAATATTAAATGAGCTTGTCGGAGATTTAGATGTTCCCGGATTTGATGAGGAAATGTTAAATCAAATGATGGCCGACGAAAATGAGATTACAGAGGTTATCTCGGAATATGGAAAGCTGGATGAAGAAGAAATTGCGATGGTAAGAGAACAGAGTGAGAGAAAAGAAGCGATTCTTCATAAAAGAATGGAAACACAGGACATAAGTGAGGTTCCAGCAGGAATTACACCGCCTGCAGTGAATAACCCGTTTCAGTCCGACGGGATGGCTCAGGAGGAAGAAAGACAGGAAGTGCAGAGATTTGTCACCTGTCCGAAGTGCGGAGAGCGTATATGGCTATAAAAAGAAAAGAAGCTAGCATAGATGTTCTTGAAGCGGCCAAGATTCGTATTAGGAATGTTTTTGCGAATGGACTACCAGTTTATATGTCGTTTTCCGGCGGAAAAGATAGTCTGTGCCTTGCAGACGTAACACTAGGGCTGATACAACGTGGGGAAATAAACCCACAGTTATTGACGGTTCAGTTTATTGATGAGGAAGCAATTTATAAATGCATGGAGGACAAAGTAAAAGAATGGAGAAAGAGATTTCTTATGGTAGGCGCCAAATTTGAATGGTATTGCTTACAAGTACGACATTTCAATTGCTTCAATGCATTGGAAAATGACGAATCATTTATATGCTGGGATGAAACCAAAAAAGACAGGTGGGTAAGGAAACCACCTGCCTTTGCGATAATGAAGCACCCTCTACTGAGGGAAAGGGTTGATTCCTATCAGGAGTTTTTGGATAAAAAATGTTCGGATGGAATGTGCATGGTTGGAGTAAGGACGGCAGAATCGCTACAAAGATTACAGAATTTCTCAAGAATCACATTTAAAGGAAAAGGCAGCAGCGGACGATTCAAGATATACCCTATCTATGATTGGAAAAATAAAGACGTTTGGAAATATCTTTTAGAACGTAACGTGGATATACCGGAGATATACATGTATATGTGGCAAGCGGGAATGACAAAAAACCAAATGAGAGTATCGCAATTCTTTTCAGTAGATACCGCACGTTCCCTTGTTAGGATGAATGAGTTTTATCCGGACCTTATGGAAAGGATAATTAAAAGAGAACCAAACGCATACCTCGCAGCCCTCTATTGGGATAGTGAGATGTTTGGTCGTAGCAGCAAAGAAAGAAGGGAAAATGAAGGGTTAAGACCTGCCAAAGACTACAGAAAAGAACTGAATTATATGTTTGCTCATTTTGATGAATATTTTGACTCACCGCATAAAAGACAGGTTGCGAAACGCTACAGGAATTTCTACCTCACGGTTATGAATATTGCTGATGATAGGGACATAAAGAAACTTTATGAGGCGCTTTTGGCCGGAGACCCTAAGCTCAGGAACCTTCGGGCATTATATCAAAAGATATATAGCAAATACGCGCAAGAAGCAAAGAAGGAGGTGAAAAAATAATGGATAAGTTATTTGAACCTTCTCAGACGCTTCAGTGGATAGACAGAAATCTCTTAAAGCCGAATGATTATAACCCGAACAAAGTGTCGAAACAAAATCTTGAATTACTCACACAATCCTTGTTCACAAACGGCTGGACACTTCCAATCGTTGTACGGCCGGATTATACGATTATTGACGGGTTTCATCGTTGGACGGTAACCGGGCCTGATTGGACGTATGTTCCTGCAAAAGAAAAAGACCGCAGAACTTTGTATGAAAGATTAGGCGGGAAAGTATTAATTGTGATTGTAAAACATGAGGACCATTCAGGTGATATCTACGGAACGGTTACTCATAACCGAGCAAGGGGGACTCATTTATTAGAACCAATGAAAAAAATCGTAAAAGAATTACTGGATTCTGGAAAAGATATTGACGAGATTGGAAGACAGCTTGGGATGAGACCAGAAGAAGTATTCAGATTGTCTGATTTTTCGCGAGAGGATTTCTTGAAAATGATGATTTCGGGTATAAATGAGTATTCTAAGGCCGAATTTATCACAAAATTATAGTTGTTATATATAGAATATAACAAAACGAAGCGAACGGAGATAACGCGACCTTTGCTTTTTATTTTTCCGAAACAAAACAAATAAAGATTTTTGATAGCGAGGTGGTGGTGATGGCAAGGGCGAGAAGTCCTGATTCTATCGAGGCTGAAAAACTATACAAAGAAGGTATGCTTCTCGTTGATATTGCAAAAAAAATTGGTAAGCCGGAAGGTACTGTGAGACGATGGAAATCGACACAGAAATGGGACGGGGCTGACAAAGAAAGCAAAAAAAAAGAAAGCGAACGTTCGGTTAAAAAGAAAGCGAGCGTTCGGAAATCAAGAGGTGCACCGAAAGGTAATAAGAATTCTGCCGGACATGCTGCTTCAACCCCGGCAGGAAACAGTAATGCGCTTAAGCATGGCGGTTATTCAGCTGTTTACTGGGATACGCTTGACGACGAAGAAAAGGAAATGCTTGAAGCGATACCGGATGATGAAGAAGAACACCTACTTGCTCAAATTGCTTTATTTTCTGTCAGGGAACGAAGGATTATGAAAGCAATTAAGCAATATAAGGAGAGCAAAGGCGGAGTCTACATCAACAATGTGATTAAGCAGGAGAGTAAGCGGAGGTTTAAAACTGAAGCCGAAGAAAAATTGTATAACAAGAGAATACAGGAAAAGGTCAATAAAGGAGATAGACTCCCGGGGGAATCATACCAAATACAGACTACAACGACTGCCACGATAGACCTTATATCGCGGTTAGAGCGAGAGCTTACATCGGTTCAGTCAAAAAAAACAAAGGCCATTGAAGCCCTTGCAAAACTCCGACTTGAAAAACAGAAGATAGAAGGAGAGAGTAAGGGAAATGAGCTTGTGAGAACATGGGCGGAATCGGTATTGAAAGCGAGGGAAGAAAGTCGTGCGAAATAATGATATGGACTGGTTGGCTGACTTCCTCGACGAATCTATACCGCTATGGCGGGAGAGTCCGGAGATGTTTTTTAGAGAAGTTTTGCAATTTGAACCTGATGCTTGGCAAAGGGAAGCGGCAAACGATTTGGCGCATAATCCAAAAGTCAGCATTAAATCCGGCCAAGGTGTTGGAAAGACTGGTTTGGAAGCAGCTATTTTCCTGTGGTTTATTACTTGCTTTCCATATCCGCGTATTGTAGCGACAGCGCCGACAAAGCAACAGTTACACGATGTCCTGTGGTCTGAGATATCAAAGTGGATGAGCCGCTCACCATTGCTTTCACAGCTTTTAAAATGGACTAAGACGTATGTTTATATGGTCGGCAATGAAAAACGTTGGTTCGGAGTTGCGAGGACCGCTACAAAGCCTGAGAACATGCAGGGATTCCATGAAGACAATATGCTTTTCATTGTTGATGAGGCATCAGGTGTAGCAGACCCGATTATGGAGGCTATTCTCGGCACATTATCAGGTGCAAACAATAAGCTTTTGATGTGCGGAAATCCGACAAAGACTTCCGGAACGTTCTATGACAGCCATACAAGAGACAGGGCATTATATAAATGCCATACGGTATCTTCTGTAGATTCAATACGAACAAATAAAGAAAATATTGAATCGCTTGTGAGGAAATACGGGTGGGAATCAAATGTTGTTCGTGTCCGTGTGCGTGGAGAATTTCCCAATCAGGAAGATGATGTATTTATTTCTTTGTCCACAATTGAGCAATGTGGAAGCAAGTTATATGAGCTAGAAGAAGGAAAGGGCATGCCATATATCATATTCGGTGTAGACGTTGCCCGATTTGGCGACGATGAAACCATCATTTACCGGAATGTTAAAGGAAAGCTAAAGATAGTCAAGAACCGGCGAGGGCAAGACTTGATGAAAACTGTGGGAGATATTGTCGTCCAGTACAAGAAAGTTGTAAAAGAATTTCCGGATTACAAAGGACGAATATATGTCAATATTGATGATACTGGTCTTGGCGGAGGAGTCACAGACCGATTGAGGGAAGTTAAGCGAGAGCAAAAACTCCATCGGCTATATGTTATACCCATTAATGCTGCAGAAAAAATTGAAACTGATACGAAAGACGGAAAGGATGCAGCTGAGCATTACAATAATCTGACGACACACATGTGGGCTGTCATAAAAGAACTTTTAGAAAATAAGGATATTGAAATTGCGAACGATGATGAGACATTCGCTCAATTGTCAACAAGAAAGTATTTTCTTTCCAGTAATGGAAAACTTGAACTGGAAAGCAAGAAAGAAATGAAAAAACGTGGATTAGATTCGCCCGATAGAGGTGATGCAGCGGCGCTATCTGTATATCTTGGAAAAATCAAGAAGTACACAGGAAGTGTTCCGAGTGCAGAGGCTGTGACACGATTAAGCAAAGAAAGTTATTGGAAAGGCAGGTGATAAGGAATGGGTGCTATGAAAGAAATTGGCCGTGTTGGGCAAAAAAGATATGCTGGTGTTTTTTTCGAGGAATTTTTGCCCGAATTAAGGGGCGTTAAAGGCATTGAGGCATACAAGGAAATGTCTGACAACGACGATACAGTCGGTGCAATATTATTTGCAATGGAAATGTTATTCAGACAAGCGACATGGAATATAGAACCTGCCGGGGATTCAGCCAAAGATAGGGAAGCTGCCGAATTTGTAGAATCGTGTATGAATGATATGCAGGAAACATGGACAGATACGATATCGGAGATATTGTCTTTTCTGACATTTGGCTGGAGTTTTCACGAGATTGTTTATAAGCGGCGCTGCGGAAAAAGTGGAAACGCCAATACCAGAAGCAAATATGATGATGGATTGATTGGATGGAAAAAGCTTCCAATTAGGGCGCAGGAAACCCTGTATCAATGGGAATATGACGATGAAGATAATCTTATTGGAATGACACAGATGCCGCCTCCGGATTTTGGGCTTTACACAATACCAATGGAGAAAGGGCTGCTATTTAGAACACGCAGCCGAAAGAATAACCCTGAAGGACGTAGCATTCTGCGAACAGCTTACCGTTCGTGGTATTTTAAAAAGCGGATTCAGGAAATCGAGGGCATAGGTATTGAAAGGGATTTGGCCGGACTTCCGGTAATCACTGCTCCTGAGGGTGTAGATATATGGGATTCAAATGACCCTGAGATGGAGTTTCTTCTTGCAGGATTAGAAGCGATGGCGAAAAATGTCCGCCGCGATAATACCGATGCTATTGTTGTTCCGCATGGTTATGAGTTTACATTAGCTTCGACAGGGGGCAGTCGGCAATTTGACACGAATGCTATCATTGGCAGATACGATAAAGGTATTGCGATGAGCGTTATGGCAGATTTTCTATTTCTCGGACATGAGGGTGTGGGAAGTTTTGCTTTGGGCTCAAGCAAGACAAAATTGTTTGCAACGGCGATAGGTGCTTTTTTGGACATAATCTGCGAAACGTTTAACAGTCAAGGCATCCCTCCTTTAATTGACATTAATGGAGAACACTTTAAAGGCATTACTGATTATCCCAAAATGACTCATGGGGATATAGAGGACGCAGACATAGAGAAATTAGCTGCATTCCTTAAAGACATGACGGGAGTAGGTATCCTTATTCCTGATGATAGTATTGAAGATTATGTGCGGCAGGCTGCACACCTCCCTGAAAGAATTGAGGACGCAGATGGTTCAAGGAATATGAGTCCAAAGCGTGATAAGCAAGCCAATCAAGCTATGCCGCAAAAGCCTGCGGTAAACTCAAAGGATGCAGAATTAGGGGATGATGTGATTGAAGAAGCAAAGAAGCGTCTTGGGAGGTTCTGATGAGTTTTATATGGATTGACAAACATAAAAAAATTGTTAAAAAATCAAAAGAAAGTCAGGAAATCTTAGAACGACTGGAAGAATATCTGAAAAATGATAAACCAGTGAAGATTCTTCGCAATTTGTGGAACGACCAATCGGAAGCTATTACATACCACGAATTAAGGGATGCACTTATGGATGATTCGGCGCTGGAGGAACTGCTTCAGTTATGGGCGCAGGATTATTCGGTTATGGTAACAAATCATTTCCGCGAAGTCTTTGAGGAAGCTATTCTTGCAGGGGCGGCTAATGAACCGATATTACAGCGTATATATGATGAGACAGATTTTAAAATTGATATCACAAAGCCTCACGTTTTGCGAATGATTGATGAGAAGGGTTCAAGGCTTGTTACAAACTTGGTCGATGAGCAAAGAAATGCCATTAATTCATTACTTACAGATAAGATTCTTAACAAGCATTCGGTTGATGAGTTGGCTCATTTTATAAGGCCGTGTATCGGTCTTACTACTCCTCAAATCCAAGCGACTAGAAAATTATACGACCATATCCAAGAAACCCTGTTAGAAGACCATCCACGAATGAAAAGAGAAAATGCCGAGAAGCAGGCACGAAAAGCCGCGATTAAATATGCCGAGAAGCAACATAGATATAGAGCGGATACTATCGCAATCTCAGAGATGGCAGCAGCGTATAACGAAGGTGCATATGAAGCTATACGGCAGGCACAGGATGAAGGGCTGATGGGGAAAGTCAAAAAGCAGTGGTCTACTGCGCGAAATGGTAGCGTCTGTAAAATATGCATTTCACTTGAAGGTGTTGAAATTGGAATGGAAGAATATTTCGATTTTAATGGCAGTAAACTGTTTGGTCCGCCGGCTCATCCAAGATGTGCTTGCGCTGTAAAATATATACCTGTAGTGTTGAATCAAAAAGATATTGGTGCTATAATTAAATATATAAGTCCTGACTCATATGTACTTAACGATAATTTACGCAATAAAATTCCTTTGTCTGATGCGCAAAAACAATGGGCTGATGATTTAGATGAAGCCCTTGATAAAATGCCAAAATATAGAGGAATTCTTAACCGTTCTGTATATTTTTATAATGAAGCAGATTTACAAAAATGTATTGAGAAATATAAAATCGGTCAGACTGTAATAGAAGATTCTTATTTTTCAATGACGAAAAATAATGTGTACAATTCAGAAGCCCAGCTTCAGTTTTGGATAAACAATTCTATGAATGGCCGAAATATAGTGATGTACAATGAAGCAGAAGGTGAAATTATATATCCAAGGAATTCGGTATTTAAAGTAGAATATAGAGCATTGATAGACGGTGTTTGGAATATTTTATTGAAGGAGGCATGATGCTATGGCATTAACAGCTTTAGAGTGGTTGAAATTAAATACAGATGAGCGGGAACGCCGTAAAGGTGAACTATCACCACATGAATGTTTTTTGCTAAGAACGACATATAGCATGTATGACGGATTTAATGACGTTAAGGTTGTAGGTCATAGGGAAATGACTCCAGATGAAGAAGAAAAGGCTGCCGAGGATTTTTTTAAAATTCTCAAGGAAACCAAGGTGATTCCACAAAATACAGATTTAGAAACATTTAAAGGATATAAAGTATAAAAACACCACTCATTGAAGCGGTGTTTTTTTATTTGGGTGAGATGATAAAAAATGAAGAAATTTTCTGATTTTATAACAGTGCCTCAAAAATCAGCAAAACGTAAAGTAAAAATCATGAAATCTGATGATGAAAAAAAGCTTGCTTTTGGATGGGCAAATGTTTCAATACGAGCAAATGGTGAAGTTATTGAAGACTGGCAAGAGGACATCGTCGAGCCGGAAGAATTGGAACAGGCTGCTTATAATTTTGTTGAGCTTTATCGCGAAGGTGGAGAAATGCATGAAAGAGGCGGTGCTGCTGTTCTGATAGAAAGCGTGGTTTTTACAAAAGAAAAGATGGAGGCTATGGGTATTCCGTCTGAAACACTTCCTATAGGCTGGTGGATAGGCTTTAAGGTGCTGGACGATGATGTGTGGGAAAAGGTCAAAGACGGAACATATTCAATGTTTTCTATCGAAGGAGAAGCTAAACGCATTGAAGTGGATGAAGATGGAAAAGAAAATGAATAGTGGTAATTCAGAAACGCCGTGAGGCGTTTTTTGTTTTATAAATTAATTGAAAGGAGGACATGCATGGCAACAAAATTAAAGGACCTAAAAGTTAAAAAAGTGGATTTTGTTGACGCAGGGGCAAATCCTGATGCTGATATAAAGCTGTTCAAAAGAAACAATGATGTCACCAAAACAGAGAACATATTCAAACGTCTTGCCGATTTCTTTCTGAAAGAAGCTGGAAAAGAAAGCAAGGTAGATGATGTTCAGAAGTCAGCGGTATCATTTACCGAACAAATGAATGAACGCAAAACAATGAAAATTGCTGATGAAATGTGGGATATCTGTTTTGCGTTGCAGAACTCTCTATGCTCTATCATGAGGGATGATGAGCTTGATAGCCAATCGGCACAGACAGCAATGGAAGAAAGCCTTGCTGCTTTTAATACGACAGTAGAATCAGCAATTACTCAGTGGTCTGAGGGAAAGTCGGCCAATATCATTAAATCAACTACTACGGCAGATGCAGATGAGTTGGAATTTATGAAATCATTTCATAATCGTCTTGATTTAGAAATTCAAAAAATGATGAATACGGCAAAATCAGACCATGAAAAACAAAATCCGCAGGAAGGAGAAAAAAAGATTATGAATATTGACAAAAGCAAATTAACAGAATCAGAAAGGGTATTCTTGGAATCTATTGAAAAAAGATATGGTGTAGATGACGGAACCATTGAAAAAGAAGTGCCTCCAATCGCACCAACAGTAGCAGCACCAACACCAGTGGTTACTGACCCATCGGCTGCAGTGGCTAAAGCACTTGCTGATTTAGGGTTAACTAAAAACGAAGGCGGAACTAATGCAGCAAATGATGAAGATATTTATAAGGGCTTAAATCCTCTTGTTAAAGCTGAAATTGAAGCACTTAAAAAATTCCGTCAGGACACAGAAGACAAAGAACTTCATGCCGTGGCAAAGAAATATGCCATTATTGGTAAAAAAGAAGAAGAATTATTTCCGGTGTTAAAAAATTTAAAGGCTGCCGGCGGAACAGCATATCAGGATATGATTACAATCCTCGATGAAACTGTCAGCGCTATCGAAAAATCCGGTGTGTTTTCAGAAATTGGAAAGTCCGGTCATGGAACATCCATACCAGTGAATAAAGGGGCTTCGGAGGCAAAGATTGATGGCATCGCAAAAAGCTATGTAGAAAAAGACCCTACATTAAGCTATGAAGACGCCATTGCAAAAGCTTGGGAAAATAACCCCGACCTTATGTTAGCTTATGAACAGGAAAATGGATTCTAAGAAAGGAGTATCTAAATTATGGGAAAGAATTTTAACGGAACCTTAATCAATAATTCGTGCACGATTGTTGAAAAGGCTGGAGTCGCAATGGATGATTGCAGAAACAAGATTTTGAAGTATGACGAATCCGGAGATGTGGTTCTTGCCACTGCTGGCACAGATATTCCGGTAGGAATTGCTATTATTGAATCTGGCTACAACGACATTACAGGTGTTGAATCCGGAAAGGTTAATAAAGGCGATGATGTAGATTTATTAATTAAAGATATTGGATTTGTCATTGCTGGGGCAGCTATCACTAAAGGACAGGAAGTTACTGCGATGGATGGAGGACTCGCTGGTCCAGCATCTGCCACAAATTATGTCGTTGGCATCGCTTTGAATTCTGTTCAGGAAAACGAATACTGCAAAATTCAGATTTGCAAATATCAGAAAAACTAAGGGGGATTAGAAAATGGTAAATACTAGAAATACTACTGCCGGCATCGCAGCTGAAATCGCAAAAGGAACATTTAGACCACATACTGCATTATCTAGCATGGCGCTTTCTTATTATCAAAATGCTTCAAACTATTTTGCAAAGTCTATCTTCCCTATTTGCCCGGTAGGATTGAGCTCTGATAACTACTACATTTTCAACAAAGAAGACTTGTTAAGAGATAACTGGCATAGAAAACCGGCATACGGAAAAGTAGAACCGGCAGTTGTATCCGAACACACAGACGTGTACAACTGTAAAGTTGACCAAATGATTATGGGTATCGACCAGATTCGTTTGACTGACCTGCAAAGAAGAATGGGACCATCTATCAGAGACCCTAAACAGCAGAGAACAAGAACAATTGCAGAACAGGCAAATATCCATCAGGATGTTTTGTTTGCAGAAAAATATTTTAAAGCTGGTGCATGGGAAGATGAATATGTAGGGCAGGATAGTACATCCGTATCTGGAAAACAGTTTATCAAGTTTTCAAATGCAAACTCTGACCCTATCAAATTTATTGACGAAAGAAAGACGGCTATGCATCAGAATACAGGAAGAATGCCTAACCGACTTGCTATTGGTGCAAATGTATTCAACGCATTAAAAGTCCATCCGGGTATTCTTGAAAGAGTTAAATATGGTGGTTCCACAGTAAATCCGGCCAATGTCACAGAAAATGTGTTGGCACAGCTTTTTGGTGTAGAGAAACTTGTGGTGCTCAATTCTATCATGAACAAAGCGGAAATGGGTGCCGAAGCTAAAATGGAATATATCGGTGACCCGAATGCATTTTTGTTGGCATACGCGACAAGTGCCCCTGCAATTGATGAACCATCTGCCGGTTATATGTTCTCTTGGGATATGTTGGGAAACGGACAGATTTTGCCTATACTCAATTACCTCGGCGAAAATGGAACACATACTGAGTATATCGAAGGTCTTATGGCTAATGATATAAGAAAGACGGCTGATGATTTGGCTATGTTCTTTAAGGATGCGGTTTAATTTCGGGGGTGTTTAAATGCTTATAGCAAAAAAACCTTGTAATTTTAGCGGAAAAAACTTTTGGATTGGAGAGCAGATTCCTGATGAGCTGGTACTGAATCCGGAATCTCAGGAAAAAATGGGGATTCTAGCAATTGTTGGAAAAGTAGAAGAAGATATCATTGAAAATGATAACATCGTTGCACAGGTTGGAGAGGTTTTTTTTGAAATTCCTATTGCAAACGGAAGTGAGAGCATGAAGATTAATATGTCTGAGAAAAATATTGTGCAGGCAGTATTGATTATGCAGATGAAAGCATCTGATGCCGAAAAAGCCATTCAAGAAGTTGAAGATGAAAATGTTCTCATTTTCTTGAATGCACTTGATGCTAGAAAATCCGTGAAAGATGCAGCAAAGAAAAAGGCTATAGCAGAAGATGAGAGTGTAGGTGACGAATAATGTCCTCAACATATAGCTATAATCCGTCAAATCTTAAAGAAAAAGGGAAAGACCTTATGAGGTTTGAACTAGATCGGAAGAGCACACGTCTGAACTCCAGTC